TCCATTGTGCCTAATATATCTTTTAGTTTATTAAACCATTCCATTATCTATTGCCTTGCGGTTTTAAGTCTACATCTACAGCCATTGCTGTTGTCCAACTTCCTGTTGGCTGAACATTAAACCTATGATACCTACCTGCACTTCTTAAATTACATCTACCCTCTGTTGTAGCAGGAACAAATGCACCAAACTCAATGTTGTCATCTAATTCTCTGCGACTAGCTACAGCTACTTGTGCTGTTCCGTTATCTATTTGTGGTCTTGCTAGTGTTGCTACAGAATTATAGCCAATTTCTATATCTGTTGTAATAAGTTGTGGAGTTATAGATGTTCCTGTAAATACTACTATTTTATTTCCTATAGCACCTGCAAATAAAAACTTACCACCAATAAATAATCGTGAATCTAGTGATGCAGGCATAGTATCTATATCTGTATAACCTAAACTTGAGCCTAAACTTTCTAATGTCTCACCTAATGTAGCAATAGTACCAACGACATCTGATGTTGTTTCAGCTCTTGACCATTTTTGTAATTGCCAGTTGTAAATAAGTATTCTTCTGTTGCCATCTACATCCGCATAGTTCCAAACCACTAGGTTTTTAACTGGGTCTACAGCAGCACTTATTGTATTAATTTGAGTTAAATCAACTCTACTAAAAAACCATCTATCTATTTTTTCTAATCCTATGTTTGTTACTGTTTGTCCATCTGTAGAATACCACCCATTATCTGACAGGAAGAAACTAATGTTTCCGTACCTAGCAACAGAGTTACCCTCTAAACAACCTAATCCACTAGAGATGGTATCAAATTGAAAGAACAATGGCGAACCAACATATGAAGCTCTAACCACAGATTTTTCTAAAAATATAACACCAAACTCACCACCTGTTATTGCTTGAACATTACCACCATCAGGAATTATTTGAAAGTCACTTTGGCTTGTAGCTCCAGAAGTCCAATCTGTTTCATCATTAATATCAGACCATTGAACTTTATCTGGATTTGTGCCTGTACCAATGTTACCTGCAAATACAAAGTCACGAACAACAGCAATGTCTTTAGCTACAGGAGCTGTTGATGCAACATCTGCAAACGCTGTAGATGAACCGATAGTCCATGCTTGTATTTTTTGCGTATCGTTACAAGCTAACACGACATTACCAAACTGCTCAAATCTCCATGTGCCATTTCCTGTGTAACCACCTGATTTAGATACATCTGCTAATGCAAGTGTTGCAATATTTAGTTTAAATAATTTTGTAGCACCACCTGCAAACACTTCTACATTAGCTCCAAATTTAGCTACAAATATATTGTTAATATCTTCACTAGCAGCGTTAGAAAAATCTTCTGCACTAGGAAAAGCACCATAACCAATACCGACAGGATATACATTTTTAGCATCATTTAAACTACCTGCATTAGCTGGTTGGTCTGGTAACCAGTCTGTAAATTGTAATCTTTTTGTTGTCATATTATGATTTCATTATGTATGCTAAAGCATAGTAAGGGGGTAAGTTAGCATTTGTTCCAGAGCTACCTGCACTACTAACTGTTATTGTGTGATTGTGAGCAGGTACTGTGTTTGTGCTTGTTGATGTATGTCCTGAAAATACATATGGGTCAAATGGAGTACCATCAGCTCTTGTAGCACCAGCAGCTTTATCATAAGTATGGCTATGTGCGTTTTCACTAGAACTTGTAGCAGTGTGAGTGTGGCTAACTACTATAGCATCTTTGCTACCACCACTTAAAGTAGAAGAACCTGTTACAGTTGTTTTAGCAGCACCACCACTATCAGAATGAGCACCAATAACAAATTGATTTCTTAAATCAGGAGTGCTAGAAGTACCATCACATAGTAACCAACCACTTGGAATAGTAGCAATAGTTCCTGACCACATAATAATCATACCAGCAGTAAACGCATCAGGAAAAGAAACAGATGTCCAAGTAGGAGTTGAACCTGAACCTGATGAAGTTAAATATTGACCAGAAGTTCCAGATGCACCATCTAATGTAAGATTTCCAGTAACAGATAATGTGCCTGAAGAAACAAGAGTTCCAGAAGCTGTAACTGTGCCAGAGCTAGTCCAACCATCACCACTAGAGCCGTCTTGCCAATCTTTAATTTCTTTCATCAACTCTCTAATTGCGTTATTGATTGTACTGGGGGGACACCCCTCATTTATGTTAATAGAGTTAATGTCAGTGTTATTAGCTGCAACACTATCCCATTCTGATACTTTAGTTTTTGCCATGTTTTATCCTTGTCGTTTCCAATCGTTAGTTCCTACTGTTGAATCAGTCCATACATCACTACCTGCTGATACTGCTGACCATGTATTTGTTTCTACTGGCACATCAGTCCATTCTTCACCAAGTAAATATCCTATTGCTGTTACTGTTCCTACACCATTTATAGAAGCATTAGCGTTTCTTGTTATAGAAGATGCTGCTGTTAATGTTGCTACTCCCTCTACACTTGCAATTCCTGTAGCAATTAATCCACCTAATGCAGATACTGTTGCTGTTCCAGAAATACTTGCATCACCAAATGTTATTCTTAAACCATCAGCAGTTAGTGTAGCTGTGCCACTAATACTAGCATCAGCATAAATAATAGAACCTGATAAAGCGACTGTTAGTGTTGCACGACCACTAATATCACCACTACCAAATGCGACATAAACACCATTAGCTGTAACAGTCGCAGTTCCAGTAATAGAACCTGTTGCATTATTAACAAGACCACCTAATGCAGATACAGTGGCTACACCACTAACACTTGCATCACCAAGTCTTATTCTTAATCCATCTGCTGTTAGTGTTGCAGTTGCACTGATAGATGCAGCAGCAGTTCTTTCTCTTAATGCACTCGCTGTAACAGTTCCTATACCCTCTATCTGTGCAGCACCTGTTTTTACTATAGTGCCTAGTGTGGAGTATGGACTCTGTGAAAAGGTTGAAATGCCAAACATTTATATTTCAGCCTCCATCACCTCGCTAAACATATCAGGACTAAAGACACTAAAATCTCCATCCTTCCAAGTTATGTGTATCATATTTTCAGGAGATACTACCCAACATCCTTTTACAAATTGATGGTTAGTGTTCTGAACAGCAGCTCTAAACCCTCTATCTTCATCACAAGCTACCTTGCTTAAAACAATCCTTGTACTCTCATTAAGGTAGTAGACTTGATATTGCCCTGCAAATACGATAGTGCTTATAAAGAGTAATGCTACTAGCGTAATTTTTTTAAGATGCTGCATACCTTCTCCTTTAGTAAGATACATAAATCTCTACCATAAAATTCCCAAGTGATTGCACCACCTATAAACCATAATAAATACATAATCATTTAACTATCCATCCATGAGACGCTGCCCAAAGATAAACTAGCCCAACGAGAGCCATTGCTGTTATCCCTTTAAGACTCCATTTCCCAAACTCCATAAACTTTTTATCTAACCACTCTTGTAAGCCTTCCTTCATCGCTTGCTTATTCAGTTCTTTAATTTCCTCTGGATTCATTATACGTCAGCCTCTACTGGTTGGTTACCTTTGGCTAACCATTCTAGTACTTCTGCATAGTGTCTATTGCTTGGGTCTGTTGGAACACATAATGTAGAGCCATTATCGTATGTAACAAAAACAGCTTTATTATCTATGAATACACCCTGTCTTGTTAGTCCTGCTTTTTTAACTAAATTAATCATTATAGCTCCGCATCTATGTTAATGTAATCTGTAGCATCATTAAGTTTGATATAACCTATCCCGCTTAATGTATTAACAGTAACACCTGAAGCAACATTATAAAATAAATTAGCTCCTCTAGGTCCTGTGCCTACATAAGAATTAGGTCCACCAGTTGTCGTTAGCTCTGTATTTGCCATTGTGCTAAATATTACTGCGGTATTTCCTGATATGGTAGGGTTTGCTCTTTTTTCTAAATAAAACAAATTAATTTCTGGTCTATTAGCTGAATCTACTGTTGCTATTCCTTGAGGAATACCGCCATCAAAAGCACCGTTATATCTTTCAAAATACCTCTGACACAAAGCTAACTGCTGTCCATATTGTAAGTGTTCAAATGGTGTTGCTGTAGTGCCTTCTTCTAGCTGTACGTTAGTTAATGTTCCTGTATTAAATTCAACTGTTGCATTAGTTCCACCTGTAAGTGTTCCTGTAACTCCAGAGGCACTATAAGAACCAGCATCTATTTTCCCTTGAGCTGTACCAGTCCAAGATAAAGTATGAGTACCACTTTGAATATTTAGACCTTCAACAACTTGCTGTAGTGAGCCTGCTGTAATGGTTATAGTAGTAACATTAGCTGTAGTAGCAAAAGTATAGGTTGCTCCAGCAGCTCCAGCTTTAAATCTGTCATGTCCATAAGCACCTGCTGATAAACTTACTGTTCCTGTAACACCTCTTTGGTTAATAGCTAGATTACCATTGATAATAAGGTTCTTACCTACAGGAGCTGATGCTTGTAATGAGCCATCATTATATGTAATACCATTAGTTCCGTTAATAGCTACACTCATTACGTGTCTCCTTTAGGGTATTTAGCTTTGACTGCTTGTCTTTTAGCTTGTAGTTCTTCTAGGTTTCCATCTAGCATTGCATGAACACACTCTTGTAATGTTGGATATTCAGCTAATCTTTTACCTATGTATGCTTCAGGGTCTACCCAAGCATCTACTAAAGCCATGTCTATTTCTACATTGTTTCCATCAGCATCCATAGCTCCTGCTGTATCATCTATTGATACTACATTAGGATATAATTCTCTAATTGCTTTATGATTCATTATGCTGATACCTCCATCAAAACAATATTTGTAGGAAAACTACCATTGTATGCACCACCACTTGCAGAACTACCACCAATTACTGCTGTGCCTCCACTTTCAGTTCCAGCTTGTAAAGCATAAGTTGTAGCACTTGTTGTGCTAGGCGAATCTAAATAAGAAATTGCAAACATTTGTGTCCAACCTGTACCTGCTGTGGGAGAAAAAGCTGATGTTCGTGAAGCGCCACCTCTTGCGTCTCCTTGATAAATAGAAGTAGAGGCACGAAGAAGATTTACTCCAGTAGCATAATTAGTTCCACCATTACCCCATCCACCTGAAACCATAACTAATATTTTACTGCTTGTAGCACTTGGTGTGATAGTGGCACTTGCTCCAGTAACAGTTGTAAAACTAGACAAAGCTGTTGTGGTTGAAAATGTATCTGTCTTTGTAGTTTGCACAACTTGCAGTATTTTACCAGTAGTAAGTGCATTTACATCTGCTGTTGTTGCTATCGTGCTTGTACTTGCAGGTAATGTAAGTGTATTTGTACCTGCTACTGCTGGGGCTGCAACTGTAATAGCTCCAGAGGTGTTTCCTGTTAATACTATATCAGCCAAAGTAATTCTCCTTAAATCTATTATTTTTCTTCATATTTTGCTAGCTCCTCATCTGTTGGTCTTGCTAGTGTAGGA